TTGTTCGTTCCGATTGCTTCGGACAGATCGGCGGGCGCGGCGGCCAGTTCTATTACAACCAGTGGTATTGCGTCGAAGTTGAATTGAAGCTCAACTCCGTGCGCGATCCGGCGACCGGGCAGCCATGGGCGGCGGATGGCCTGACGCAAGTGCAGGGCGGCAATGGCACCTTCGGCGGCTTCAAGTCGGATGGGGTGATGCGATTCTGGGTCGATGGATATCTGGTCTATGAAACTGAAAACTCCGTCTTTCGCTCGTTGCCAAATTGGTATTTGACGACCGGCGTTAGTTGGGTGAATTCACAACCTGGAGGCTCTTTCTATCCGAGCGCCATTACTAATCCTGGCTATGCCGGTGCAGGTACGAATCGCCGTGCCCGCGACGGCGGCATCAAGACGATCCTGTGGAACTGGTACGCAGGCGGTGTATACCCGAACGAAGCCGAGCGAACGATGTTCGTGACGCAATTGGCGTATGGCTCGAGCTACATAGGGCCGATGAAGTTGAACACGCCGGCATGGCTAACCGCCGCAGGCAATCCGCTCAATACCTGGGTTGCGATTCCGAATAGCAGGATGTCAACCGACATGGTTGACTTCAGCATCCAGTACGCGCAGGGGCTTTCCTCCTCGGCGACGGTGACCACGTACAACAGCGGGAATGTTTTCGTCACCGATCCCGGCTATCCGCTGAATCCGCCGACCACGGGCGGGCCTTATAACCCGGTCGACATGGGTTGGCCGTCGAGTTCGATCTACGACAACAGCGCGGGCACCTTCCGTGAAGCGAATTCGTCCATCCTGATCTATGGCGGCGGCGGCGCGTCCAGCTGGTGCGGCAATGAAGTGCGCGCGCTGACGTTGGAAGACGACGACCCGCACTGGAAAACGCTCAACAAGCCGATGCGCCTGGCCGAAATTTGGTACAAGAGCGAGGAAGCTGCGGCGCTAGGTTCGAATACGCGCAACCTGAAATACGGCTACGGTCGCGGCTTCGTCGACGGCATCACGCCGGAGGCAGGCTACGAGCAACCGATGCCGCGGCACACGTATTGGGCTGTTCATCACGATGCCGTCGGCGATCGCGTCATCACCACCAAGTGCACGGCGATTTCGCCGTCCGACCTAGGCCAGATCGGCACCATCGACTATCTGCCGCTGGCAGGCATCGACTGGACGACGCCGGCCAACACGTTCGGTTCGATCAAGTGGCAACCGCCGTTTACCGACGACGGCGCGGGCGGCTATACGACGACGCGGCGGCATCCGCCGATCACCTACAGTCTGTACACGATCCACGCGCAATGCAAAGACCCGGCTACGCAGCGTATTTACATAGCCAATGGCAACGTCGGCGGCGACGGCGCAGCCGTGCCAGGTGCGGGCACTGAGGTCAATACGACGCTGATGTATCACGACCCGGCTACGAACACGAACGTGCGCTTCTACAACGGTTGGCAGACCGGCGACCCCGGTCCGACGCCAGGTGACTTCCATCGGCCCGCCGTGCTCTGCGTCAATCCGGATACCAATCAATTGTGCGTTTTCTTTGCCGACGGGCCCGCGCCGATTCGACCCGGCACCGCACCCGGTCCGCCGGGAACGACGGCCTACGTGTGGAATCTCTCGACGCATACGCGCACTACCAATGCGACGATCTACGACAACGTAAGCGGCGCACTCACGTCGAAGCTCGGCATCTATAAGGATCAATCCGACGGGCGCGGCATGGTCTACGACCGCGGCCTCGACAAGTTCGTGCTGATCCTTGACGCCGCCAGCACGTTCACCGTGGACTCTTTCGGGAACACCGGCGTCTATACGCTGACACGCGATGTCAGCGGCAATTACCTCATGGAGCAATTGACGGTCACGCCGGGGCCGGCACCGGACGATGGGCCACCGCCGCAATCGTCATGGTGGGGCGGTGCCAACATTCGGCCTAGCATCTTCGGTCTGCTCTCCTACTGTCCGAATCTAAAGGGCATCGTCTATAACCCCAGCCCGCTGCAAAAGGCGTACTTCATCAGGACAAGCTAATCATGGCCGATATTGCTGTTGACAGCACCGCCGCCGGTACTAATACCGGCACCAGTTGGGCGAATGCTTACCTCGCGCTCAAAACGGCGACCGACGCCGCGACCTCGAGCGATACCATTTGGGTTTACAACGCGCAAAACGAAACCGGCCTGGCGGCGACGACTTACCTGCTATCCGGGTGCCGCATCATCAGCACGTCGGACCGTGCGAACTTTCCGCCGACCTCATCCGCCGCGGGCGCGTCGGTTCAAACCAGCGGCACCGCTATCCTTACGGTCACCGGCAACGGCCGCATCGTCGGCCTCACACTCAAAGGCGGCAGCAGCTCTAGCGCAACCAACCTCGTGATCGCCGGTGCCGACAACAGTTCGCTGGACTTAGAGGACTGCACCCTCCAAAACGCCTCGACATCGGCCACCGCCCGCATCGTGATCGGCATCGCCAGTGCGACCAACGCCAACATGAAAGTGCGCACGCGCAATTGCACTTTTGTTTTCGGCCATGCGTCGCAAGGTATTACCATCTTTTCCGATTGGGAGGATACCGGCGGCACTTATGCGGTAAGCGGCAGTGTGCCGACGACGCTTTTCGTTCCGAGTTCGCTTGGCTCGTCGGTATTCAACGGCGCGAATTTTTCGACCATATCGGGAACGCTGTTCGCCGCCTCGGTCTGCTGGTATCAGGCGCGGCTCGCCAATTGCAGGTTGAATGCCTCGGTCACGGTACAAGGTGCGCTCACGGTGGACGCTTCGAGCGAAATATGGCTGTTCGACTCCGCGGCGGGCGACGTCCATTACAACTTTGCGCATTACGCATGGCGCGGCTCGACGACGGTCAGCACGGCAATCTATCCGACCAGCGGCCTCACCTACGACGGCACCAACCGGATGTCGATTGTCGTCTCGGGAAGTGCTAACGCCTCGCGCGCGAATCCGTATTACTCGCCATGGATCGACCAGCGAGGCGATGCGCAGGTCGGCACCACGCTCGACCTGTGGCTGGAATGCGCACGCGACGGCAGCGCGACCAAGTACACCGACGCTGAAGTGTGGGCTGAAATGTTGGTTAAGGGCGATGCCGGTTTTTCGAATACCGTGCTGATAACGGATCGGGCAAATCATGCCGCCGCGGGCACGGCACAAGCAACAGGAACGGTAACATGGACGGGGCTTGGCGGCACCAATTGCTTGATGAAGATATCGCCGGCGGCGGTCACGATTGACGAGATCGGCTATGTGCGCGCTCGCGTTGCCATAGCGGTCAATGGCACCGTTTACGTATCGCCGCAAATATACGGACTCTAAGTCATGGCCATTGCTCGCGTTACGCCGACCGGCTTTCTCATCGAGCAAGGCAACGTCGCGCGCGTTACGCCGACCGGATTTCTAATAGAATCGGTTAGCTCGTCGTCACTCGCGCTCTATTACCCCGCATCGGACATCAGCCTGGGCAGTTGGACGCCGAGCGCTGGCGGCACCCTGTTCGGCGTGATCGATGAAGTCACCGCAGACGACGCCGACTATGCGGTCAGCGGCAGCGGTTCCGCAGATACGATGGAGATCAAATTCGGCGGGGTACTGTCGCCAAGCGCTGACACCGGCCATGTGGTCTCGTATCGGATCAAGGCCGATGCTGCTGTCAACATGACAGTTGCGCTTTATTGCGGCGCTACGCTGATCAAGTCGTGGTCCCATTCGCCTGCGCCGACGTCGTTTACGCCATACGACCAACCGCTTTCCACGGTTGAAGCCGACTCCATCACCAATTACGCCGACCTCCGCTTGCGGGTGACGAAGGTCTAAGCATGGCCGTTGCCTATATTTCCTGGGCAACGCTGACCATCCCCGCCCACGTCGCCGGGGCCATTTCGGCGTCGGTTGACGAGGGCGGCAATGTAGCGATCACCGCGACCGCGACGGCGGTTAGTACGCGGCTCGGCAGCGTCGGCGAGTCGGCGAGCGCGACCGAAACGCCGAGCGCCAGCATCACCTCGGGCGCGGCACTGCGCGCTTACGTTTCCTGGGCACGCCTGACGCTGCCGCAGCCTCGGCCTGCGATTGCCGCAGCGGTCGCGGAATCGCTCACCGCGACCGCGACGACCTCGGCGACCGGCGGCAGCGTCTTCGCAACGGTGGCGGAAATCGCGGCGGCCATTGCGACGCAATCGGCGAGCGGCGGGTCGGTCACCGTCATCCTGCCGGAAACGCTCGCCGCTACCGATATCAGTTCGGCGTTCACCGCCAAGCGGGTGTACCTCGCATTCTCCGATCTCGTCGTGCCGTCGCCGATCCTGACCGCGAGCGTCGCCGAATCGATGACGCCGGTCGATACGCCCAGCAGTACCGCTACCCATATTGCGACGCGCTCGGAGGTTCTCGTCGCGCTCGACACTTCGTCGAATTCGATGATTGCCGGCGGCGCTACGGTAGCCGAAGTCGCGGCGGCGACTGATGCGCCGAACGCCGTGGGCGGCGCGACTCCGGCGGCGATCTCCGAGTCGATGGCGGCGATCGATACCATAAACGGCGTCGGCGGCGTGACGATCCTCGTGCAAGCCGAAACGCTGTCGGCGAGCGATCATCCCGACGCTGCGGCGCTACGGCCGGCGGCGGTCAGCGAATCGGTGAACGCGATTGCGACGACCGATGCCGTCGCCTCGGCACAGATCAACGAAAGCCTGACCGTGTTGGACGCCTGTTCCGCGATACTGATCACCGAGGGCTCGATCGCCGAGAACACGGCCAGCGCGCAGGATACCGTCGCTGCGGCGACGCTATGGGAAGTCTTCGTCGCCGAGGCGGCAGCACCCGCCGATCATCCCGACTTTTTCGTCTTTTTCCCGCCCGTGTTCATGGACGAGTCGCCGGGAAGCATGGCGCGCGGCGCGCAGATCGGCGGACGTCTTGGCATTCCGGCACCGGCCGGCACGACGACGGAGGGCAAGATCGACTAGTACCGATTTTGCCTTATCGGCGGCGGCTTGCCGCGCTTACGCTTCGCCGATGGAATCGGTATCGGTCATTATCGCGGGCGACACGCTGGACTTCCCAACCACGGTCAATGCGTTTCCGGCGACCGACGGCTGGACGCTCAAATATCGGATGCTGCCGTTGCTGAACGGCTTGGTCGATCCTACCGGCCTCCCGATCGCCTTTACCGCCAACGTCGTCAACAATGAATACCGGGTACAGGTAGGACCGTCGATCACCGCAGGATGGGCGGCGCGCGATTACAAATGGTCGGGATGGGTTGAAAAACCCGGCGCGAGCTATACCGTCGACGAAGGATTCGCAACAGTCAAACCCGACCCGCGGGTTTCGACCGACGGCACCGATCCGCGGAGCTTCGCGCGGCGGATGGTCGCGCAACTCGAAGCCGCGCTCACCGCGGCGACCTCCGGTTCGACGCTGATCCTCGAATACGAGATCAACGGGCGGCGCATCCGCTATCGCGATGGCGTCGCGGTTGCCGGAGCTTTGAAGGATTACCGCGCCGAGGTCTGGCGCGAGGATAACGCGGCGCGGATGGCGCAAGGCGCGCCCAATGCGCGGCCCTTGCGGGCGCGGTTCGTGCGGCCATGAACATACGCCAACTGCGAATGCGCCTCGCGCGCATGATCGCGCCGACCGGTAAACGGATGTATGCCGCTGCGCGGGCATCGCGGCTGACCTCCGGCTGGCAGACGTCGAATACGTCGGCAGATTCCGAACTGGTCTCCAGCCTCACCGCGCTGCGCTCCCGCTCGCGGGCGGTGATGCGCGACTCGGCCTATGCCAAGCGCGCCCGTACCGTCGTGCAGAACAACGTTATCGGCACCGGCATCGGCATGCAGGCGCAGGTCATGAACACCCGCAATGAACTGGCGACGCGGGTGAACGACGGCATCGAAGCTGCATGGCTCAAATGGTCACGCGCCGATTCATGCCATACGGGCGGATCGCTTTGCTTCGCCGACCTTGAGCGCATGGTAATCGGGCAAGTATTCGAGGCCGGCGAAATATTCATCCGGTTGCACTCGCGCGCCTTCGGCGATTCCGCGGTGCCGTTCGCGCTCGAGGTCATCGAATCGGAACGGATGGCCGAGGAGTATTCGACGCCTAACGTGCCGACCGGTGCCGAGATACGGATGGGCGTCGAGGTCGATTCATTCGGTCGGCCGCTGGCCTACTGGATGCACGAGCGGCATCCCGGCGAACTGCGCTTCGCGCGCATCGAAAACGACAAGCTGGTGCGCGTGCCGGCCGCGCAAATCATTCATTTGAAAGTGACCGAGCGCTGGCCGCAGACGCGCGGCGAGCCGTGGCTTCACGCCGTCGTCAAGAAGCTGAACGACATGGACGGCTACACAGAAGCCGAGATCGTCGCCGCCCGCGGCGCGGCCTCGTACATGGGCATCATCGAAACCGAGGACTTGCAAAACTCTTTCGGCGATCCGAAGGCAGATGGCACCCAGGAACTCTCGCTCGAACCGGGCACCGTCCAGCGCGTCGGACCCGGCGAGAAGTTCGTCGACTACATGCCGAACCGGCCGAATAGCGCGCTCGATCCGTTTATGCGCTACATGCTGCGCGAGTTTTGCGCCGGCGTGTCGATGTCCTACGAATCGGTTTCGCGCGACTATTCGCAAAGCAATTATTCCTCGTCGCGTCTTTCGTTGCTCGACGACCGCGACATCTGGCGCTTTCTGCAACAGTGGTTCATCCGCGCCTTTCGCGAGCCGGTTCACCGCGCGTGGTTGCAGATGGCCGTGCTCTCCGGTGCGATTCCGGAAGTCAACGCGGAAAGCTACGCGATCAATCCGGACAAGTTCGAGTCGGTGCTGTTCAAGCCGCGCGGCTGGGGCTGGGTCGATCCGACCAAGGAAGTCGAGGCCTACAAGATGGCGGTACGCTGCGGATTTACCACGATCTCGCGTGTCATCGCGGCGACCGGCGACGGCATGGACTTAGAAGACTTCATCGTCGAGCGCAAGCGCGAGCTTGAATTGCTCGCGACCGCCGGCATCGTGCTCGACACCGATGTGACCGAACCGACGCCGGTTGGCGCGACCAAGCCGGCACCGCCGACCGCCGAGACTACGCCGACGCCTGCGCCCGCAACCGATACGACGCCGGCCGCGCGTGTCGTTCAAATGAGGACAGGTTCATGACTGCACGCACCGCCGCACAAACCCGTACCTTTATCTTCGACGTCGCCGCCCGCGCCGCCGGTGACGACTCCATTCCCGTCGTGCTCTCCACCGATGCCGTGGTCGAGGTCATGGACGGTCCGGAAATTCTCGTGCATAGCACCGATTCGGTCGACCTGCGCCGCGCGCCGCTGCCGATCATCGCCGGGCATCAATCCAACCAGGTGAACGTCGGCCTCGTCGACGGCCTGTCCGCGGTCAACGGCAAGCTGCGCGGTAATGCGCGCTTCGGCGTGCGCGAGGAGGCGGCCGCCTACAAGGCCGATGTCGTCTCCGGCGTCATTCGCTCGGTGTCCGTCGGCTATGCACGCCTGCGCGGCAAGATGCGCAGCGACGGCATCCTGGTCACCGATCGCTGGATGCCGACGCATGTGGCGATGGTCGCGCAGCCTGCCGACATCGGTGCCGGCTTTTACCGCGCGCTCGACGTCGCGCCAGCATTCGAACTCGAAATTGAAAAACCCGCTCGCGTCATTGCGGACGGCCAACCGGCGCAACCCGCCAACAAAGGAGCATCAACCATGCCTGATGACAATGCCGCCTCGGCGGGCGCGATCGTCGCGCAACCTAAGCAAGCCGACACGCCGGTAAAAGAGCAACCGAAGACCGCCGCCGAACTCGAACAACGGCGCATCGATGCCATTCGCAACCTGTGCAAAGCGAACAACGTGCAGGAAGCGATTGCCCGCTCGTGGATTGAACGCAATCTCGATTTCACGCAAGTTAGCGACGAATTCCTGAAGATGCGCCAGGTCAAGGACGAAACGCTGCAAAGCATGCCGGCGTATCTCGACATGCCGGCGAAGGAAAAGGAACGCTATTCGCTGCTGCGTGCGCTGCGCGCCTCGGCGGCCAACGACTGGTCGAAGGCTGGCCTGGAACTGGAAGCCAACAAGGACGTATCGAAGCGCATGAACCGCCTGCCGCGATCCGACAAGGCGTTTTTCGTGCCGCTCGACGTCATGATGCGCGATATCCGTCCGCGTCTGCCGTCCTACGTCGTGCGCGACATGACGGCGGCCGGTGTCTCCGGTTCGCAATACCTGGTCGGCACCGATAATCAGCCGGGATCGTTCATCGAACTCCTGCGCGCGACGTCGGTAGGATTGCGCATGGGCGTCACGAGGATGGCCGGCCTGGTCGGAAACGTGACTATCCCGAAGATGACGGCTGGTAACACGGCGTACTGGCTCGCTGATGAAACCACCGCTATCACAGAATCGCAACCGACCATCGGACAGTTGCCGTTGGCACCCAAGAACGTCGCGGCGCTGACCGAACTCTCTCATCAACTGATGCAACAGTCGACGCCTGATGCCGAGCAATTGGTATTGACGTCGATCGCGCGCGACATCGGCCTCGCGGCCGATATCGGAATACTGCGCGGTTCGGGTTCGGCGGGTCAGCCGCAGGGCATCGTCGGAACTTCTGGCGTCGGGTCGGTGACCGGCACCACGATTTCTGCTGTCGGCATCATCGAGTTTCAATCCGACGTTGCGACCGCCAACGCATTGATGCCGGGAAGCGGCTATGTCACCACGCCGATCGTCGCCGGTCTTTTGATGGCGCGCCCGGAATTGCCGAGCACCGGCACCACGCGCATGTGGACCGGTAACATGATGGAGGGAAACATGCTCGGGTTCCCGGCGATGTCGTCCTCGCAGATGTTGGCGGGCACGATGCTGTTCGGCAATTGGCCGTCAGTGATACTGGCCGAATGGGGCGTCCTCGAAATGATGACCAACCCGTATTCGGACTTCACGCGCGGGCTGACCGCCGTTCGCGGCTGGTACACCTGCGACGTCGGCGTGCGTTATCCGGCCGCGTTCTCCTACGCGTCGACGATCACGTAATTTCTAACACCGGGGGCACATCATGAAAGTCAAAGTGATCCGCGCGTTCATGCTCAAAGGTGAACGCGTCGAACCCGATACCGTGATCGAACTAGACACGGGATTTGCGCGCGAGCAAATCAACTTGCAGCGCGTGGCCGCGGTCGGCGATGAACCGAAGCCGACCGCAGGACCGATGACGACGGCAACCACGCCGGGGATCGTATCCGGCGTAAAACCGAAAGGGCGACCCGATGCTAAATAACACGCCGGTGACCGTCATCGTCGTGCTGGCACCCGCGTCGCTGGCAAATACCGCCGCGGCAACGAGCGGCTGGGTCGATGTGTCGAACTACGAGGGCACCATTCTTTTCGTCTCGAATATCGGAGCGGTGACAGCAGGCAACATCGTCGGCAAGATTCAGCACGCCTCCGACGGTGCAGGTACAGGTTCCGCCGATGTCGTCGGTGCCACGTTCGCGACGGCGAGCGCACCAGGGACGGAAGTTATACGCGTGAACTCCAATGCGCTCGGCCCGTTCGTTCGCTACGTCGGCACCATTACCACCGGGCCAGTTATCGGTGGCGTGGTCTTGCTCGGCTCTCCGAAATACTGATGCCGTTCTCCGAACCCTTCGAGGTTTACTTCAACCCTGCCGAGTTCGGGGTGACGGCGCTATTGCGCGGATCGACGCCGGTCAACGGCATCTTCGATGCTGCGTACTTAGAACCTCTCGGC